CTAGTATAGCTGGATTTCTCGCGTTGTCAAAAATAGTTGTGTAGGAATTTCTCCAGCTCTCTAAAAGTCGCTCTTTTACTCTTTTACTTAAAATACTATCTGTTGTCAGTACGAATCCTGGAACTGCGTTGTTTTTGAAAAATTGCCTCTGAAAGTTGATAAGATAAAAGTAAACCTCAAGTAAACGTTTAATAGACTTAAGCTTACTAGTTCCTCTAAATATGCTTAGCTCATTTTCGTTCATTACATGTATTATTTCATAAGGTTCAAAAACTATTGATTCACTTTTTGTGGTAGTTTTATTAAAATTGTAAAAATCTTGAGATTGCTGGTTTGAGATTAGATAATTGTACTGCTTAACAAATGCTCGTTCATCAGGAACAACTTCAACATCATTAGCTGGTAATAGATATAAATCATTTCTATCATAATAGAAAAATACATTACCATCTAGAAAAAAGTCTAAAAAAGCTCGTCTAAATAACCTAGCTCTATCCTCAAAAGGATTAGGTCTATAGTTAAGTAACTTATTAATTTTTTTACTAGGAGAACCTCCCTCTACTAATAAGGGAATTTCGGTCAAAGCGTTAATGCACATCTCAATTGATCTATTTACTATCTCAACTTCACGATACGCTTGTTCAAAGTCATGAGTATTTTCAGGACTTGCATATGGTTCTAAAGCAGCAATAGATGGCTGAGCAGGATTTAGTTTTTCAGATAACCACTCTCTCCACGCGGGCACTTGTTTTTCTTGATTATTTGCCATTTTTTTCCTTTTGAATATCTAACCAATTTTTAATTTTAGAGGCTAGATAGTTTGGATACCTTTGTCCATATAATGTATGCAGTCTTATGTGATGAGTTTTACAGAGAGTGTATAAGTTTTTATTTGAAAGGTTATCTTTTTCATCAGTTGCAAATTTTTCTCTAAGCTGATTAATAGTTTCAACATTATTTATATCACTAATCTTATTAGAAATACACCATTTATCAAATAACTCACTCAAACCGTAAAGATGATGAAGCTCTAAATTTTCTTTACCACCACACACATAACACTCGTCACGAATTTTGTAATCTTTTTTAATAAAATCTCTAATGTATTTTATTGGAAATCTTTTTAATGATGTCATCATACCTTACTTTGTTATCTTATGTCCAACCTAATTTTTTAAAGTTTTCTATAATCTGCCACCTAAGTTTAAAATGGTCAGATTGCCTATTTAAACCTACTTCATATTCTGGTAAAGCAAAATAAGAACCGTCAATGGTCGGTAAATATTCTAATCTAAATCTATGTTTAATTAGATAACTTAATATAATATCGTCTCCTCTTTTTGGTAAGCCATATTCTAATAGCTCTTTTTTTACAGCATCAAGCGAACTTTGTCTTACACATATAACAGATCCTACTAAAAAGTCTACTCTTCCTCTTTCATTCCAAAATCTTTCAAGTTCAAAATAATTTTTACTTCTATTCACACTACTATAACCAAAAATACCGACAATGTGAACACAATTATTAATTAATTTTTTAACTGTTCTTGGATTTATAAGTATATCATCATCAAGCACAATTTTAAAAGGCTCTTCATATTCATAACATCGTAACCATCGTTCCATACAATATCTATTTGAATCATTATTAATAACTTCAGCATTCTCATTTGAATATGTATGTCCTGCTAAATTATTAATGACAGTAATTGGATAATACTTATGAAGTGCTTTTACCATAAGATCAACATTACCCCATCGTTTATAGCATAAAATTATTATTCTAACCTGTGAAGACACTTATTGCACTCATTTTTTGATGTGTATATATGGCATATCTAATTGCATCACATGGATGAGAACACCAATCATGAACTGGCTTAGGATTATCAGTGTTGGGATTCCATTTGTAACTACTCATCGCAGAAAATGAGTGAGATCCTCCCTCAGTATCAAATAATAATCTATCTTGTTCTATTAAGGCTTGTAAAGAAGATATACCATCATTAACTGACTTTATTGCATTTTCACAATATATATCGTAGTCATAAGCAAAGTCAGCTTTTGTCTGTTGAGCAGCTGAATCAATATAAATAGAATCAATACTCCACTCTTCTTGCTTTTCTCTCACAATTTCAGCTAACTCTGACGTAGTAGATTCTCTTGAGACATATTCATCTACCACATAATAATTTACACCATCAAAGCCAACCACAACAAAACAATTTTCATCTCTATAACCAACATCTAATCCGCCTATAACTTCTATAAAACGTTCACCGACAAAATCATTTATATGTTTTTCTTCATTCAAACCTTGATAAATCTGATCTTCAGTGGTAGTCCATTCACACTCATATTCTTGCAGATACATAGCTTTTGTGATCGTACGTTTAGCCTCTTCAATATCTTTTTCAGATAATAAGGGATTTGACCTCCAGGTGTGTAAAGTGCTACCCCAATCAGGATATTCATCATCTGTTCCTCTATTATAATAAGTAAACAGATAATTACCTTTTCCTCTAGGAGTAGATATCCATAAACAGCGAGAATCTCTAAAAGTAGAAAGAGCAGGTCGAAGATCTCTAGTAAAATACTCATCGTTTGAGATAATGGCTGCCTCGTCTACTATTAATAGATTTGCAGCACGACCAACTAAAGAGTCTCTGTTATTTGCCGAAAGTAATCTAAAAGTGCTGCCATTGATTAATTTAACCACTTTATCTTTTTGATTAAAGCGGTCTACTTCAAGTTCCATCTGTTTAACTAAGTCAGTAACATAGTCCCAGATAATAGATGATAAAGAGAAGTTTGGTGCAACCACCATCACCTGTTGTTTTGGCTCTAATAATTTAGCAAAAGCAAGAATTGCAGCAGCATATGATTTGCCAGTTCTTCGAGCGGAGATTGTTACAAAAAAACGATTATTCTCTAAACCATCAACCATAGACCTTTGAGCTTCATTAAACTGAACGGGTGTAGGTAATTTAGAACATAATTTATCAATATTTAATTTAAAAAAACTCATCTAGGAAAAAAGTTAAAAACTGTGTAAGCAAAGGCCAAAATACCTCCTGTTATAGCACCAACATACCAAAGGGTTCTGATAGAACTCTTACCACTTGTTGCAAGATTTTCTAAATTTGAAATCTTTTCGTGCATAGTGTTAAGAGTTTTCATGATATGTTCATGTCGTTCAAGGGAGAGGGCATCTAGAGTAGCAATAGAAACTTTGTTCTCGTTACTACGTTTTTGAATTTCATCTAATTCTTGTTGTATCTGATCAAGCTCTCTAGTATTATCTGCCATAACTCATCTACGTCTTTATAATGTACTGAACCACTTGATTAGGAAGAGTAGTATTTACAGAAAAATTATCGACTGTTAATGCAGGAATACTTAAAGCTGGTATTGATAGCGCAGGTATTGACAGTGCAGGTACTGATAGCGCAGGTATAGTATGAGCGTGATTATTTACTGTAAGCGATGGTACGCTATGAGCGTGGTTGTTTACTGTAAGCGAGGGCACGCTATGAGAGTGTGCATTGACTGATAATGATGGGATAGTCAAAGCTGGTACACTTAGTGCAGGAATGCTTAACGCAGGCACTGACAGTGCTGGAATGTTGTGAGAATGGTTTGGTATACTCAGAGCAGGTATTGAGAGAGCCGGAATTGATAACCCAGGAACTGACAGTCCTGGTATATTGTGAGTGTGGTCGCCTACAGTATGTGTATGTGAACCAACAGATCCGCCAGAAATAACGGAAACGTTACCAGAAGTATCTTTACCACCTGAGGATGCTGTAGCTGCTCCATTTCCTGTAAATGAAGGTGTTGTTGCGCCTGTGTTAATATTAGCGTTTAAATTACCAGTATCACTAGCTGTAGTTGTTCCACCACCAGTTGTTCCACCACCAGTATTACCTGTTCCAGTGGTTATTACTGCATTTTGGTTACCAGTGTCACTAGCTCCAGTATTACCTGTTCCAGTGTTACCGGTGCCAGTATTACCTGATCCAGTTACTACAGAGGAGTTATTTGAGGCATTATATCCAACAGTGTTTGCGCCTGCATTACCAGTATTAGATGCTACAGTATTTGCGCCTGCATTACCAGTGTTAGCTGCTACAGTGTTTGCTCCGGCACTTCCTGTACTACTACCAGTCCCAGTATTACCTGTTCCCGTGTTGCCAGTTCCAGTGTTACTTGTTCCAGTATTAGAAGCTCCTGTAGTTACTCCTGATTTAGTCGCAGAGGCCATAACAGCTGAAGCTGCAGCACCTGTTGTTTCAGCACCTAGACTAGAATTATTAGTACCTAAACCTAGGGGAACTCTATCTCTAAAGTCTGGCACATTAAAAGTTGTACTTCCATTGCCTGCTCCATAAGTAGTTCCTATAACTGCAAATAGTCTAGCATAAGTAGTTCTACTTACTGCTGAGTCGTCACATTTTAACCACCCTGCATTTGAGGGAAGCGTAGTAGAACCATACGCCACAATAGTGCCTGCAGGTATAAGCTCAGCACCTCCAGCATTAGATCCATCATGTATGCGAATATTTTTAGTATCTGTATCAATAGAGATTTCACCAGCAGCACCTGTAAAGGCATTATTTTGAGCTGTTGTACCTCGTCTAAATTGTAGCTGTGTAGCCATATTTTACTCCTTATAATGACCCTAAGTCAAATGTTCCTGTTACGGCTAAGTCGCCAGTAATCTGTATCTCTACACTTTGAGTGCTGTCAACAACAATTCTGTCAGTACCATTTGAGGCTAATGTAATTGCAGGATCATTAATAGAGACTACTGTATCTGAATCAGTAATTGCATTCGAACTGATACCATTAAAAGTTCCAGCAGTAATAGTACCTACAAGTATATTACCTGTAGTTGTACCGTTACCAATTGTAACAGTTGCATTAGACTGTACTTCAAATTTGTCTCTAGCATCTATGCCTAAGCCACCAACTCGAGCGCTAATTTTTGTTGTCATTTACTTTCCTTATACTATAATCTTTACTACTGAGTCTGTCAAATTAATTTTTTAAGTTACAAGGCGCTTCAGTTATTTATTAGTTTATCAAGGATTTCTTATGAGAGAGCTCCAAGATCTAGTGTAGTAGCTAATTTTCCTACAGTAACTGCATTATCATTTATTTTTGCAGTTGTCACTGCACTACTGGCTATATGTTCAGCATCAATAGAACCTGCAACATAATGTTCAGAATTTAAAACATCATCAGCAATTTTTGTGCCATCAATAATATCAGCAGCAAGGTGAACTCTATCTATCGATCCATCTGTGTAGTGTTCTGAGTTAATAGCATCGTCCGCTATCTTGGCACCTGTTACTGCGTCAGCAGCTAGTTTTGCAGTTGTGATAGCGCCGTCTGCTACACCTACACTTGCGATACCCGCAGCTAAAGCCTCAGCGTTTGCTGTCGAAGATTTAGCATCAAGTTGAGTTTGTATAGCGCTTGTAACACCGTCTAGATAACCAAGTTCTGTCGAAGTAACTGCGCTAACAGCAACTTTACCTGAGCCGTCTGAAGCTAGTGCTCGTGATGCAGTTAAGTCAGCATCATCTATAGAAGTTGCAGCACCAGTAATGGTAGCTTGTTTTGCATCTAGTTGTGTTTGAATTGCGCTTGTAACTCCGTCTAAGTATCCTACCTCAGTTGCAGTAACTGCTGATACTTCAATTTTACCTGACCCACTTGATACAAGTGCTCTTGACGCAGTTAGATCTGTATCGTTTACAGTAGAAATAGCTCCGTCAACATTAGAGCTAATTAAATCATCTAGTGTAGCTCCATTTTGGTTAACAGTAGTTGCAGTTAAAATTCCAACATCTAGATTAGAAGCACTCACAGGAGATAAAGCAGTGTTTGAAGAAGGATCTTGAGTGTCACTTAACTTAAATGTAGTAGCAGACTCATCATAAAATAGTGCCGCATTACCTTGGTTTCCTCGATTGAATAAAATACCGACATCAGCACTAGGAGCGCCTGTGACTGAGTTGGCTAACATAATTAATCTATCTTCTACAACTAGGTTTACTGAGTTAGCAGTAGTAGTATCTCCATTTACTATTAAATTACCAGTGACTACTAAATCATCACTCATGTTTACCTGACCAGTAAAAGTTGCACCCGCTAATGCAGCTTTTGCATCTAGTTGTGTTTGAATAGCTCCAGAAACACCATCAAGATGTCCTAGCTCTGTGGCTGTGACGGCACTTACATCAACTTTACCTGATCCGTCAGATACAAGGGCTCTTGAGGCGGTTAAATCTGATGTAGTAATTGAAGAGACGGCGCCTGCGATATTAGCTGCACGTCTAGTTTCTAAAGCAGTGATATCAGTAACGTTTTGTGCAACATTGTCTTGGACTACATTTACATTAGCATCTAACCGTGTGAACGTGATAAAATCGTTAGAAGCTGCAACTAGAGCGTTAGCATCTATACGAGCCTGTAGCGCTGTATCTTCATTAGTAAAGGCTGTAACGTTAGTAGCTAGTCTAGCCTGTAAGGCAGTATCTTCGTTAGTAAAAGCTGTAACGTTAGTAGCTAGTCTAGCTTGTAAGGCGGTGTCTTCATCAGAGGAAGTTGTACTAAGAGAAGCAACATTATCTTGTACAACGTTAATGTTAGCATCTAACTGTGTGAACGTAATAAAGTCATTAGAAGCAGCTACTAGGGTGTTGGCAGCTATACGAGCCTGTAAGGCAGTATCTTCGTTAGTAAAAGATGTAACGTTAGTGGCTAGTCTAGCTTGTAGTGCTGTATCTTCGTTAGTAAAAGCTGTAACGTTAGTAGCTAGTCTAGCTTG